CGCAACCTGATTTGTGTATCCGGTTGGGGTTACTGCCACGGTGCCGACGGTGAGCGATTGCGCCGCAACGGGTGTTCCGCTGGCAATGGCGCGCTTGGGAAAAAATAGGGACGACCCGCTGAACATAGGTGTGTTGGGTTAAAGTTTAGTATCCGCCGTTCCTGCTCTGTTGAGAGGTGTGAGTCGCAACGCGCATCGGAATGTCGTTCCGCATCTGGCGGCTCTCGCGGTCCATCGCGTCGTCCATCTTGCCTTGCGCGAGCTGATACGCGCCCGTCGCCTTGTCCGCTTGCCCGTCCGAAATTAGCCAGTCACCGTAGCAGAACCACATTGAGCACCAGAATAGCGAATCGGGGATTTGGAGCTTCGACCAACTCGTCGGCGTCGTGTCCGGGCTTTGCCCGGCACTCGTCGCCACGATGCACTTGTAGTAGTCGAGCACGCTGGCCGAATTCGTGAAGTAAACTTGGTCGTCAACCGCGTAGGTCGCGGTCGTGGAAAACACCGAACCCGTGAACTCCGGAACCTGCTTTCGGTAGAAGATGAAAACCGGGTTGCTCTGCTGGTAGTTGATCGTGACGCCGGCAGAATTCACCACCGCATACGACAGGACCGTGTTGCTGATGATCTGAATGCCGGAGGGCGTGAGTTGGTAGCCGGCCACGCGCGGGAGCGTGCTGGCGTATGGCGAGTCGAAATACACTTCAAAGACGGCCTCCATTCGGTCCTCGCCGGTTTGGTCGAAAGCCACGAGTGAATCGGCGAGCGCTGTGTTCGTCGTCTGCTGCACGAGTGCGCCCCACACGTAGAGACCCACGGTCGTCGTGCCCGCATACGAAAGCGTGCTTCCGTCCGTGCTGATCTGAATCGTGACCGCGCTCGTCGTCGCCGTGATGCTGGTGCTTGTCGTGAACTGAATCGCGCAGAGGTAGAATCCTCCCGCGACTTGCTGCATGTTTCCGGTGCAGTTTAACTCCGTGCCGAGCGCGCCCGTCGTCACGTTGAAAAAGCAACTGTGAACGAGATCGCCGTCGTCGAACTTGATGTAAACCCAGTTCCGCCCGTTAGGGCGCACGTAGCACGAGTAAACGTAGGTCGTGCTCGGAATGATCGCGAGTGCGCTGTGCGCGACGGAATGTGTAGAGTTGGCCGAAGTCTCAAGCAGCTTGCTCGCCGTCACGCGCCCATCGCACGGGTTAGCGAGTTGGTCGCCGGTGATCGTCAACGCGGTGGCTGTCCACTCCGCCGTTTTCGACAAATCGTTTGAGTAACCAATCTTGTTGCCGACGAAGCGCGCCTCGCCGTTCGGGCACACGTCAAGCCACTCGTAGAGTTCCCACACGCGCCGGAAATTCGAGTTCCACGCCGCGTTAATCGACGCTGCGACCTCCGTGGAAATGCGCGCCACCGGGACGCCCATCAGGGCGCCCATTTGCGTTAACAGGTTCCCGTAGGCTTGGAGTTTAAGGGCCATGTTACTTGGTCCTCACCACTTCGCCGCCGACAAACGTGGCGCCGTGGCGCACCGAGTTTTTCTTCGGCGTCCAACCGGGACTGCGAAGCTGTGGATTATCGGCAAAGAACTCGTTCAAAAATCCTTTGTCCTCCCAACAACCCCGGTGGCTCTGGTGCCACCGGAAGTAGGTGCGGGCGTCCACTTGCCCCAGCTTTTGCCCGAACGCGCCAGGACCCTTGACCGCGCCCTCTTTGAGCAGCGCACGCCCGATGAACGCTTGCCGCAGATTCGCGCGCACCTTCTCGGCGGGGATGCTGGCCTGAAACTCCGCTTCCCACGTTCGCAGAAAATCCTTGGGCAGCGTCGTTACGATTTCCGGTTCAGCGGTGGCGGATGCGGACATAATTCAAAAAGTAAAAGGCGGCGCGCAGTGGGGTTTGCCTGCGCGCCGCCAACGGTTCACGTCTTAGGGCAGCTCGGACGTGTCTTTGATGTTCAAATACAAGTCCATCGCGCCCGCCGTCAGGGCCGAAGGGCTGCCGCCCGTGGCGTTCGTGAACACCGCGACGAGACTGAGAGCCGCAGTGCCCTTCGCGTTCGTGAGGATCGGCAGCGTGGACGCCATTTCCAGTTGGTCCGCCACAAGGACGGACTGCGCCGAAATGAACGCCGTCGTGCTGCTCGTGGTGCCCACCGCGACGGTGAGGGCCGTGGTGCCTGCGAATGCGGTGCGGACATTGCCGAGGGCTTTGTCCACATACCAGCTTGCCGGCGTAGTTCCGAGCGTCACCGTCACGGTATCGGTTGAGCCGGTGCCGTAGGCGATGTCGCTGTAAAGGATCGTGAACTTCGAGTTCATCCCGAAGTCCGCCGATTCGTTGATGGATAGCGGAGAAGTCCGCGTGATGGGCAGAGTGATAGGAGTATCAGCCATGGTGAGTTGTTTCCGGTTAAGGGTTGAGTTTGATTGGCCGCTCTGGCGTTAGCTTGTGGCGGCGAATTTGCCGAGACCCTTGGGGTTCTTCACCATCAGCGTCAGCGCCGCGTGGACGAAGCCACGCCGACCGCCGCCGAGGTTCGGGAACTCCACCGACTCCATGCCGATCATGTAGGACACGCCCACGAGTTCGGGATTGATGACGTAGCTGCGCGCCTTCTGCTGGTTCGTCGGTCCCGTGATGGACGAGCCAGTCGTGACGCCGTTGAACATGTCGGGAACGATCGTGATCGTCGCGAAGTCGCCGTCGTAAAACGTGACATCGAGCGTGATCGAACCGTCCTCGGCTTTGTCCGTGACCTGATAGGTCTTGGTCGTGCCCGCCGAGCCGGTCGCGCGCTGGAAGTTGGATACTGCGCGCTTCATGCTCGGACCGGCGAACAGCGTGTAGGCTTTCTTGCCGCCGACGACCTGGAAGATCGACTGGAACACGTCGTTGAAGGCCGATTCCGTCATGGAGCCGGTCGCCGTGGCGTCAATCGACGCAGCGGGCGTCAGGAACAGCGCCGGAACCGGATTAACGGCCTGCGCGGTGGACTGAATCCACTTACCCAGACCGCGGAACAACCACGGGAGCGAACCCGTGCCGTTCTGCATTTCGTTGTCGGAACCAATCGCGGCTTCAATGCTGCGCTTGATTTCCTGCATCGCCTTCGTCTTGGAGTTGGCGACTTCGTTCGTGATGCCGGCGGGATTGCTCGCTTCTTGCAGGCTCGACACCATCCACGGGCGCTCGAATTCCTGCACATTGTTGCCGATGCGGGCGCGATTGACCGCCTCGTTGTTGAACTGCGTAACGTCGGCACCTTCGATGCGGCCCGAGAAGTCGACGTTGGCGAGGGTATCGACCTGCCAAGTTTGGTAGGTGTTGGTCTGTCCGCCGACCTTGGCGAACGTGGACAACTTCGGCGTATCCTCGGGGTCGAGGGTCGTCAGGAAGTTCGTGAGATTTTCACGATTGCCCGCGACGTTGTATGATGTGGCTTCAGCCATGGGAGTAGAATCTGAGAGTTTCGAGACGTGGTGTGACCGGCTCACGACTGCTGGCCGTGACGCCGTTCTTCCGCCCGAACCTCTCCGACACCCTACTCCGCTACCGCTTTGCCCTTTATCCGCCGTTCCTGAGCCGTTCCTGAGCCGCCAGGTATGCCACCGTATCGGCGCGACTCGAATTGCCCTTTTGCTTCTGACGAGCCTCCAATTCCTGAAGTGCGCTGCGAGTTGCCGCCGTCGGCGAGAGTCGCGGTGACGTGGTGGCGGAACTGACTGCGGTTTGGTCGCCGGGCGGCTTCGGCTTTGGTGGCGTGGGTTTCGCGGCGGGTTTCGTTTCCGCTGCGCCTGCTGCACCGTCGCCCTTGGCCGCGGCTTCTTCCGCCATCTTCGCCTTGATGCCTTTCATGTAGGCTCCGAGAATCCAGGCCGCATCCGGCGATTTGAGAGCTGCGGGTGCGCTCTCGTTGAAGAACGCTACCGCCTGTTGGACTTCGATATTGTCCTTTTCGCCGAGAAACGGAAAGGCGTTGACCGCTGACTGGTAGACTTGCGCGGCGCGCTGTGCGGCTTGCGCCCGCTGCTGGAAGAACTCCTGTTGAGCGGGAATCTTGTCCTCGATCGCCGCCTGAGCGTTACGGCGAATCGCTTTGATTTCGGCCTTCGTGTAAGTCTTGTCGCCGATCTGAACACCTTGGTCGATGTCGTCTCGGTCTAAAACTTCCTCGGCCCATCGCACCGTCTGCTTGGCCTGATTGCGGTATTCGACGAGTGCCGCAGGGTCTTTGATGTCCGGCAGTGGCGCCGTCGCGTCCGGCTCGATTTTCGCCGCCGCTTGCGCCGTAACCTGCGCCGCCGCTGCGGCCCGCTTCTGCTGCTCGGTCAGCCCCGTGAGTTGGTTTTTGACCTGCTCAAGTTGAGCTTCAAGCGCCTTGCGGTTGCTGACCTCCTTGTCGATGCGCCGCTGAATTTTCTCCTTGGCCTGTTTACTGAGTGTCTGAGATTCGGGTGAAAGAACGTCGTCCACCTCGGCGTCCGGCTTTTCCTCCGTCGCGGGCTTTTTGGCTTCCGCTCCTTCGGGTTTGTCGGGCGTTTGGGTTTCCGGCGAGCGGGCGGTTGCCGGCTCGGCTGCGGGAAACAAGTTGCGACTTCCTTCGTCGGGTGGTGCTGACCCCGCAATCGCGGCGGCTGCATTCTCCGGTGCCTTCGTGGCCGCAGTCTTAGTTGCTCCCTGATTCTGTTGTTGCTGGCGTTCCGCTTGCGCGAAACGGGCGACGACTTGGGCAGCATTCACGTTGGCGGAAGCTACTGTTTTCTTTCCATCGCCGTTATTTTGAGAGGCGGACGAAGATGCCTCGTTTTCATTAGCCATGGGCTTTTATAGTAAAACCAAGGAAACCGTTGAAGCCATCGACTTTCTGGGCGTCGAAGAAACCCTTGGTAAGATTGCGTGAACGCGCAAAAGGCGCGTGGCAAGACAAAACTGAGATTGAGTCCCAATAACAGGCTACTGGTTTGACTCAGCTTGCAACTCTGGCGGCTGCGTGTGCGACTGATACGCGATCCAAATGCGGTCGTAGGCACGCACCTCCCCGATTGCCGCGTGCCACTCACGCTTTTCCTTAGTGTTATAGTCGATCATGTAGCGAACCGAGTCCTCACGCATTTCGCGTAATTCTTCCATGAAGACCGCGAAGTGCGGGTTCTGCGCGAGATTGAACATCGCGTCTTTCAGCCGCGCTTCTTTTTGCTGTTGGGTCATGGTTTTGGCCGCTCAACAAAGCGGTATTCGTCGGGACTGCGCGCGGGAATGTTTACCGTTGGCCCCCACTGAACAAGCGGGCGGTCCTTGGGAAATTCCATCGGCGGAATTATCTCCACCGTGGCCGCGTCGATCTTTCCGTCGCTCATTGCATCGGCTGTCCCGGCATCTCAAGTGGAAGCTCAACTTGCTTCATCACTTTGTCCGATTTTTGGATGTTCTCGCGTCCCCACATGGGTTGAAGGTTGGAAAGCGCGAAGCACTTTTTAACCTCATCCGGATTTAGAAGGTCAAACTGGCTGCAAGGAACGATGTGGTCGATATGCCACTTTCCCGATCCTATGCCGTAATTTTCCCACGTCATTCCGGGTTTGAATCGGCGCTCAATTGTCTCGCGAAGTTCTTCGGTTGAGAACGAAAGCGTCTTGGAAGTTCTTTTCCAAGACGACCCACGCAGCAACCCAGAAAGCCTTGAACGCTGAACCGCCATTACGCGAAACGCTGGATTCTCGCGCTTCTTTTTGGCAGCATATTCTCTCGCTCGGGTTTTTGCCTGCTCCCTCTTGATGGGATCGGAATAGTCGCGCTTGTGCCTTCTTTGAGAAGCGGAAATTACCTTATCCGGATTGGCGTCACGCCATCTTTGGGTGATCGCTTTGGCCCTCAGAGGATTGTTTTTTCGGAAGTTCCGACACCACCTCTTTGCCCCCTCTGGATTGTTTCTTCGGGTTCTTGCAGCAAGGGCGCAATTATATCGCTTTCGCTGCTCTTCGTTCATTAACGAAGGAACGGGAAGACCAAGTTCTTTGCGCAGACTCATTGCATGGTTTCGCCCGGCATTTTTGCCCCAAAAATGCCTATGGTCTTGTTGGTTTCCTGCATCTGCTGCATTTTGTATTGCTTGACCCGAGCTTCTAGGCGCTCTCGGAAAGCCTGATCTGATTGGAGCCGCTGCTGAACATCCGGAGCCTGAACGTAATTCTGAATGACCTCAAGCGCAAGCTGTGGTGGAGTCCCGATTTTTATGTTTTTACTGATGCCGGCGAAAAGCTGGGACAGGTCGTTTTGCTCATCATTTATGATCCGATCTCGACCCACGGCAGTTGGGTCTAAAATGACCTCGGCCACGGTCGGATCGATGCTCTCGATATACGTCTGGATTGCCGCTGCAAAATTTACATTTCCCTCCCGATTCAGAAGCTGGATGCCCTGAATGATCGCCGCCCACCGCTTCTCCATCTTGTCCATGTCCGTGCTCTGCACGTCGAATTGTAGGTAAAAGTCGAACGACTCGTTGATGTCGCCCTTCACGTATTCGAGCGCGTCTTGGTCCTTCACGCCCATGACGCGGAACATCACGCGGTCCTCGCCGAACTGCGAATTTAGCGCGTAAACCTGCGTGAAGACCCGCTGTAAACCCGACAGAAAGCGATCGATCTCGTTTTGAGTCATCGCCTGCACGTATTGCGGGTCGCTGTCCTTCGACAAAAACCCGCAGTAATCTTTCATGCCCTCGGCGAGAATCGCCTGACTCTGCTCCGTCAGCGGGTCCGACTGCGGGCGGTCGAGGAAATGATATTCGCCAGGGCGGCGCTCGGGAACCTTCGCCATCGGCCCCCACTGAGTCGGCGGACGCCCCATCGGGAAGCCCATCGGCGGGATAATGGCGATTGAGGCCGCGTCAATGCGGCTGTCCATGTGCGCCTTGATCGCGTCCTGCCACGATTTTCCCGGCTCGGGGATGCCACGGGTGTCGAGCGTCTGGCGGGAAAGGAACTCGCGGCGGAAAATGGTGAACGGATATTGGCCGTGCGCGTAGTCGAGCAGGCCGGTCTTCGCGTAACCGTCCTGCGTCGGGTCAGGCGGCAACATCGGGTTGAAAATCGTCAGGTAGATGCCAGGCGTGCCATCCTCGTCCGAAAGCCGCTGATAGGCGTAAACAACACCGATCTGGTGCATCATGTTCTGGTTCGTCTGATAGACGAAAGACCGATTGATCGGCTGCATGTATTGGGACGCGACGAGGGCGATTTGCTTGCCCGCGCAGGTCTCAATCGCCTTCTCCACCCAAGCCTCGTCCCAGCCGTCGGAGCGGACGCGTGCGCGCAGCGCCTCGGGCGTGAGATATTCGACGCGGTAGATGCCGGTCGCCGTCTCAATGTCCGCCGTGTCGGCGGGAATGAAAAGGTTCTCGGAAAGGTCGAATGCACGCAGGACAGGATAACTGCGCTTGCGACCGAGCGTCGGGACGGTGGTTTTCCCGTCCCGCACCAACTCGCGGAGCATCTTCTTTGCCTTGGCCGGCGAGCACCCGTATTGCCGCTCAAATGCGTCCGTGAGCGTCGGCGCCATCGTTTCGTCCAGCAACAGGACCATGATGTCCATGTCCGGAATCTGCGCCTGCATCTGCTCAACCGTCACGGTGCTCAACGTCTTTTCCTGCTTCGTTTCCCAGAAGACCCCCATCGCGCCGATGCCCTTTTCGTTGATGAAATTCGCGAGCAGTTCGATTTCGCGGTCAACGTCGGGAATCTGGGTTTTGATCACCCAGCGCATCCAGTTCGACACGATGCGGGCGCGCTTGAAATCGTTTCCTTCGATCGGCGACGCGATGATGTTCGCCCGCTTGAACGCCATGCGGTAGAGCGCGACCTTCTTGTTGATCGCGCCGTCCACCTCGTAAACGCGAAGGTCGGACGCGCCATCCCACGGCGTCGGCGTGATTTTGCTGCCTTCGCGGGCGTGCTTCTTGCCGTCCGCCGACTGGCCCGACCAAAGCGCGTAACGCGTCAGGTAGTTGAGCCGACACTGATCGACGAACGACTGGCCGAGATTCAGACAGTTTTCGAAGGCGGTTTTGAGTTCTCCAAAATTCGGGCCTGTGGACTCGGTCGGCGCGATTTGAAGATCGTTGCCGACATTGGCTTCTGGACTTGAGACCGGGGGCACGCCGACAACGTGTGGGACGCCGTGCGCGGACGGTCAAGATTATTGGGATTGAGTCTCAATAACTACCACCCCGAAACGTCGCCCTCGTATTCCGGTATCGGCTGGCAGGACGTGGCGAGCGCGTCCTTGTTCGTGATCGGAAAGTCGATTGCCCCGCAGTGCGGTATCACGCACCGCACGTCGAGATACTGTTTGATTCCCGCTTGGTGCGCGAGGTGAGAGAAGAAGTAGTCTTCGCCCGTCAAGTAACCGGCGTCTAGGTCAGTCCGCGTCGCGATGTTTTCAATCACTTCAAGCGTCGCGCTTCCCGTCGCAAACAGTTCTTTGATCTTCCGCAGCCGCGCGTCCGGCGTCCTCGGCCCGTTTATCCCAATCGGAAACAACTCCGTCATCATGCGCTTCGTCTTCTTCGGCGCGGGCGTCATTGCTGGGAACACCGTGTCGTCCTGCACGTAGAATTCCCGGTTCTTGTGGAACTCGCACATGGTTCGCAGCGCCGCCACGGACACGCTCAGAAAGCCCGTGGGAAGGAATCGCGCGAGAAGTAGCCCGTCGCCCTGCTCCTTTGCCCCACGCTCCCGAATGCCAAGGAAGAACGGGTTTCCGGGTTTCTTCATGCAGTAAAGTCCCGACACGATTGGATACGCTTCATGCCCAATATCGTCGTCCAACATGCCGTGCGAGAGAAGCCGAACAAAATGTTCGGCGGTCACGGGATGATCGAGGTCGAGCATCACCATGCGATCGAACCCACCGTCGATCGCTTCCGCCGCCAGCATATTCCGCGAAATGTTCAGCGCGTTGTTTCCGGCCTCCACGATGAACGACACGTCCCATCCCGCAGGCGGACGGCGCACGAGGCTTTCAAACATCGTCATGTAAAAAGTCGGCACACCGCTCTTGGCGGGGCTGGCGATTAGGAGTCGGCGGTTGGTCATGGAATCGAAATCTTCGCGAACGCGATCTTCCGCATGTCTTCGAGGTGCTTCTCCGTCGCCGCCATCTGCCCCGCGCTCCCGTGTCCCGCCGTCGGGCGCACGCCGCAGTCCCACAGGCTGTCCATTAGCGCCTGCGCTTCGTCTTGGAAAAGGCGAAACGACGGCGCGCGGTTCACGCCAAGGTCGGCTTCCTCAAACTGCTTAAAAGTCGGTTCCCGCAAGTAGGCCCATTTCGCGATGCCGTTGCGCCGGGTCTCGTGCTGCACGTAAACGTCGATGCGCTCGTGGTAGCCGAATCGTTCCTCTCGAAACGCCTTGATGTGCGTCAGGTCCGCGTGCGTGTTCTGGTTCATGGGTTTAATAGCTGAATGTCTGTCCTTGCGGCTGGAGGTCTTCCAGTTGGAAGTGCTGCGGCGACGAAGTTTCCAAGTAGCGCAAGAGGTCCGGACCTTCCTTCGTGTGCTCGGTCGGAGAATAATTCGTCCACTCGCTCATCATCATGATCCAGTTCTCGCAGCGATCTGAGAAGTAGATTTTTGGGCTATTCTTGCTGTCGCGCGGTTTATCGGGGTTCCAGTTCAACAAGCCTTGGATCAGTTTGATTCCGCTTTTGATGTCGACGCCTGGAGCGGGAATGAAAGTCATGCCGCCCTTGTCGTAATCGGTGATCAGCGTTGTTGCCCCAAGTTCGCCCTTGCGTTCTGCGGCGCCCATCCTCGGGTCGATTAGCCGCTCAAAAACAACTTCGTCGCCCTCTTTTTCGCGAATCATGTTCACGGTGTCTTCGATTCCCCAACCGAGCGAGCGTTGAGCTGGTCCTTCTTTGCCCTCCGGCGTGGAACTTGGAAGCGCCCATTCGCGATACGTCGCGAAGTCGGGCCATTCTCGGTAGCACCAGCGCGTTCCCGCCGCGTCAATCGCAACCCAGCCAATGAAATCGTTCTTGGAACCACCGGGGTCCATTATCATGTATCGCGTGACCGGATATTGTGGGTTCTTAACGAACGGCAAATCTTCGTGTTTCACGACATGAACGGATCGGTCGAACTTCGTGAAGACAGCCTTAACGGCTTTGGTCGGGACGCCGTAAGCCCTCGCCAAAACGTCCTCTTCTGGCAAGCCTCGCATCTTAGAGCGAAACTCTTCGACAGGAATGAACGGGTTGTCCTCTGTCCAAAAATAGTGGATAAACATCCCCTCGTGCGTCATGTTCTGTTGCAGCACTGGGAGTCGCTTGTTCACGAGCGAAGCGTGCCGCCATTCCAGCGTTTTTGCTTTGCCTAAAATCTGTTGCACCAATCCCGTCCACCCGTTTAAGACGGTGAACGTGAGGATGATTCTCCCGCGATAATCGGTGGTGCGCTGTTGCAGCGTTTTGAACAAAGCTTCTGGCGCAGCTTCATCGAGCCAAATCAGGTGGGATTTAAAACCCTCTGCGACCTGGCTGTCGTTGGAATAACTCGCGTAATTGCTGAATGTGATCTGGCCGCCCTTCACGCAACCCGGAAGCGGCGGAAGAATCATTTTGTCGCCCGTGAAACCGTTCGCCTGCGTGTATTGAACGGTGTGATTCGCTCCGCGCTTCGTCGGAAGATGCCTGAGCGAGTGGGGCAGCGCATCGTAAATGGCACGTTGCTGATCCTGCTTTGAGCGTTCGCCGTTGACATGGAACGCGCGGATTTCGCACTCAGGTATCGTCCCCATGGCCCAAATACAAAGGCGAGACGCAAGCGTGCTCTTGGCGCTTCGGTTCCCGCCTAGAATCACGATTATTCTGCTTTCCTTCCACATGTCCAAGACCCGCTTCCACGAAGGGAAAATCCATCCCGAACCGACGGGGTTCTTTTCCGCGAAGTCTTGTGCGGCCTTTCGCGCTTGAGAGTATTCAAACAACTGACGGTCGCTCAGTTTGAGCAGGCTCTCTTGCGACAACACGGGTTGCCACAGCAACCCGAAGTCGGGTTGGTAGGAGTCGGCCATCCGAGTGATGTCGAATCCGCTCATTTGCGATTCTCTTTACGTTCCAAGTCGCTCCATCGCCAAACGACGCCCTTGGCGGCTTCTTCCATTTCGGCCACGGCCTTTTTGGCTGCTTGGATGTTCTCTGGGCGTGCGTCGCGGACTTTAGTGGCGCAGCCGGTGCCAGCAGCCAGAATGCAGAGGGTAACAATGATCCGAGAGGTCATGTCATTTTGAAGCGAAGCGGTCCGCGTCCATGTCGGACTCGGGAATGAGGGCGAGTTCGCGGAACTCGAAGTTGTCGTCGCCGGATGTGGTGTGGGTGCGGAAGGACGCGCCAACTACCCACGCTTTGCGCACGCCGTCTAGGCCGACGATTAGGTCGGGCACGGTGCGGCCACAGACGATTTCGACGCGAAGCTTGTCAACCGGGTCGCCGCATTCGCCGATGCGGAGTTCCTTGAGGACAACGACGCCGACCTTTGGTCCGGAGCCGCCCTTGGACTGCCTGAGTTTTGCGCGCCCTTCCTCAATGGTTCGCTCATCTCTTTTGGTCTCGCGGGCAAACCAGATGAAAAATCCGGCAACCACGAGGTCGGCGACTAACGAGAGCACGCCGAACCAGAAGAAGCATGTTTGCAGGATAGTCATTCTTCGTCCTCTTCAATGTTACTGGTTTCGCTTTTACCAACCTCTCTTTTCTGATAATAAAACCAGTTGCCAATCAACGCGGTCACAGCCTCATGTTTATTGTCAAACCATTGTCTTTGACTGTATAAATACCAGTCCCAAAACCCGTCACACGTCTGCTCGCAGACCGGCATGAGTTGCCACGTTCCTTCGCAGCCAAGAAGGAGTTTATCCCCCCAATACCACTCCCATCTGACTTGGGTTAACTCAAAAAGAGTTTGCAGTAGAATTTCGTCCTCGCGGTTTTTCATATCGCGATTTCCTGCGCGGGGTATCCGATTTCCCCCATGTGCCTCAGAATCAGCTTCGTGTCGGCCCACACGTCGAACCCCGCGTGCCGCGCCATGCGGCAGAACATGCAGTCTTCGCCTACGATCGAGACCTCGCGGTCTTTATTGATTAGATCGATTGCCTCATGTGCCGAAATTGCCCCGCGCAGAATTCCTTCAACTAAGATTCTGAGTTTCACTTCTGATGGGTGTTCGCAACCGTCGCCATCCGCCATACCCACCGTGAAGTATTCCGTGCGGATGTCGTCGTGCCCGTGCCGGTAACGCCGATGCTTGAACACCTCATCCAGCCGGTCGAAGACGCCCATCTTGATCCGCTTGAAGCCGGTCGCAACGTCGTTGCAGTGCATCAAATCTTGTGGCGGCGGATTTACCCAATCCGTCTTGGCGCGGCACGTCCATTGAGGAAGCCCGTTCACGCGCTTCGCGTAGATGGCGCCCACGATGTCAACGTCGTGGCTCATCAGTCGCGCGAGGTCTGCGGCCTTCGCGGCAATGTCCGCGTCCCAGAACACCAGTTCGTCGCAACCGTGCTTGCGCGCCTCATACACCAGCTCGTTGCGCCCTGTCTGGACGTAGGTGCTCTCGACGATGGATGGGATGACCTCAAACCCGTCGAACCGCGTGCCCATGATTTCGGCCAGTCCCAGCGTGTATGCCTTCGTCGGGTTGCCCTTCAGCGGCGTGCCTAGCAGGATGCGTTTCATTTGGATGACTGCGCTGCGCCCCCAACTGCGCACGCCACAATAGCCATCGCGGCCCACGTTTGAATGCTCATTACAATCTTCAAATTGAACAGCGTGTTCAAAGCCCAGATGAGAAGCAGCGGGCCAGCGATTATCCCTGCAAGACAAAGCACCACGATAATCAGGATTTTCATTTGGAAGGAACCCGCGTTGCCCACCACGACGCCAGCAACCAAACGAGGCACAGGAACACGAGAATGTCGGTCCACTTGTAAGGCGGCGCAATTAGGGTGAGTGCGTTGATGGTGGCGACAGCCAAACACCACTTGCTGTAGGTCGTCGTCTTCATGGCTTCTTCACGGACCAGAATCCGTTTGAGATTGTTGGCTCTTGGCAGACGTATCCGCAGAATCGGTTCACGTCACTCGCCACGGCGGGAAACGCGTCGTAGTCGTCGCCAAAAATCGTGCCGCCAGAACCGAGCAACGCGTAGTAGTCCATCGCGTCGTCGTAAACGTCAGGCGACTCGTGGCTCGCGTCGATGTAAACGAGCGTCGGATGCGCTGGAAATGACCTCAACAAGCGCGCAGCGTTGCGCGAGGTTTGCACCAGCGGGAAAATGCGGTCGGCGTGCGGACTGGACGCCACGTTCATCAGGAATTGCCGGTAAAGGTCGGGAAACCCCATCTGCCGCGGCAGGCGGAACGGCATGTGGTCGGTCCCGCCGAGCCAGGTGTCGATTGCTACTATAACCGCGTTCGGGCAAAGTTCCGCCATCCGCAGCGCGGATTTTCCGAACCAGCTTCCGACCTCGAAGATCACGGCGTGCTCTCGTCCCGACTGCACGATCTGCGCGAACTCAGGCTTCTCCGAGTTCCACCCGTGGTCGAACCGCCCGATCCCCAGAACGCTCGGGTTCGGGCAGAGTGTCGCCACGCTTTCAAGCTGCAACGCGACGACGGGGTTGAGCGAAATCATATTTTTCCTTTTCCGAAGAGTTCCCAGTGAATCGCCGAACCGAACTCGCGGCAAATCATGCGAACGAGAACATCTCTGTCGCGGAAAGTTTCCATCACGGTTTTTGTGACGCCGTATCCGCAGGTGAACGGCTGGCGGTTTCGGTCAGGCATAACTTGAAAGTGAAGATGCTTTGTCATCGCCGCCTGAACGCCCGCATCGTAAAGCAGAAATTGGGTCAGTGTTTCGACGTTCCGAGCGGTCATCGTCGCCGCCAAGTCATCCAGCAAATCAACGCCGAAGCGCTGCGGACGCGGGTTTATCGCAACGCGGGCCGAACCGTGAAAACTCTCGATCTTGCTCTCAACGGGTAGCAGCGCGCTTGATGAGGTCATTTCGCGGATCGCGTTCACGATTCCGGCGAGTTGATATTTGGCTTTCTCGGACGCGTCGCGAAACTCTTTCTCGCGGTGCTGCGCGAATGCGGCGACGCTTTGAGCGTGGTTAAGTTGCTCGGTTAGTTGCGCGATTGTCTTCGCGTCCTTGCGCCGCTGGAAACGGCGCTGTTTTGAGAGTTTGCCCATGACACTCAAACCGGCATTTTCCGAATCTCGTAGATCGCGTTTAGTCCCGGCGTGCCGCGTTCGAGGACGACGTGGATGCGGTCGTTGATGCGGGTGTTGGAGCGGCCGAGCCAGAAGGTTGACATTTCTTTGGCGCCGTCCTCAAAGCGGAGGCGACCGAGTTTGTTGTTTGGGCACCAGCCGTAAACGCGTGCGACGCGGACCTCGCGGGAGTCGGGAGGCGGGGTGAATTTTGGCGCGGGCGGTTCGCCGACGGACGCGGCAGGCTCGCTTGGCGGGTCGTCCGGATGCG